CTCTAGGAAAAGTTCCCTCTCCAACATAGTTATCAATTCGTTTAGCAAGTCCATAAATAAAGCGTGGCGATGGATTTGTTAATTCTCCAAGTTCTTTCTTATCATAATATGCAACAGCTAGGGCAACAGCGTGTCCGACACAACTTCCATTATTCTTTTGGTCTAATACAGGCAAAAAAGATATATCAGTAAAATATTTTCTAGGTATTTTATTAGTTTGTTGAAAAGCTTTAACTGGAATATCTCTCGGGTCTTGTGGATTTAATAAAGCACCTGTTTTATATGTTTTAAACCAATTAAATAGATTCATTTTGATTATTTAATTCTAATAATTTTTCTTTTATCAATTCTTTTTGTTGTGACTTATTTCCAGTAATTCCGAATTTAATCTTTAATGATTCTATTCTTTCCTCATTTTCAATATATTTCTGAATTCTTTTAAGTTGTATTTCTTGCTTTGTCATATTGTTTGTTTAATTGTTTGCTGGTAACAAATAATTTTGTTCAAGGGCACTTGCGTTGTTTTGGATATAGTAAAATTGTCCTGCCTTAATTGGAATTGACATTTTCCCAAGAATAGAACCAGTAATTTTATAACTAGTTCTATTAATAGTTAAGGCAGAATTATTATTTATCCATAATTCTATTGATAAGCTTGAATTATCACCACCTAAAACAATCATACCATTCATAGGAGCGATATTAATTGCACAACCAGAGTCATTACTGCTTGGTTGGAAACCTCCACCCTCGCTAAGTGTATAAGCGTCGCCAGTGTTTCCTGATGAAAATTCATTATGTATTATTTTAAGTTTATCTGTATCAATAGCCAAACCAAGACAAAGCCCTGCTGGTGTTGTAGATAATTGTCCAGGGGTTGATGACGCAAAATAATGTTGTCCAATAGTAAGACCTGTAACATCATTATTAATTCCATTAAGTTGAATTGTTCCAGTATCGCCAGCATTTCCTGTATTTTTTGCAATACCAAAATAATTTACTCCATCACCTGCTATGTCGTTACGCATAAGATATACTCTCCCTTGTGTGAATTTTTCCTCAATAATCATTGTAAGGTCGTTACCAGTATCAGACCCCCAAGTAGAACCATCGGTTGATGTATAAGTTCCACCAGCTAGACCAGTTCCACCAGCCAATAAATCAATATCGTTTGAACCATCTAATCCTGTAATTGTGCTTGGGTCAAGAACTATTGCATATTCTGTTGAGGGTAAAACAGTCGCATCAAAAGTAGCAGTGAAATTGTATCTATTATTTGACCCTGTTGTGATTGAAGCAGTTGTAGTTGCCACCACAGTTCCATTTGGTTTACCCGCCGTTGTTTCTTCAATACGAACCGTTATGCTACCAGCTACACCTGCATCACGCACAAAATAAGGAATTATAACTCTACCAATTTTTACTGTTTTATCTCCTGTTGTAAATGACTGAGCGTGATAATTATTTGTCGCGTCTATTGCAGGGAATGTGCTAGAACTGATATTTTTTTGAATAATAAAAATTTTATCATTTGCTAAAAATACTGGTTCTCCTGCATCAATTTGTTCTCCATAAGTTTTTTTAATACCAAACCCAGTAAATACAGGTGAAATCTTTCCATCACTTTCTAATTTAGCAACACGCCCCGCGTCATTTGAGGGTGTTGGGTCTGCTTCTGATTCATTTATAAAATCTTCTGCTAGTATGTCTTCATTGGCTTGTATCATAATAATTAATTATTAACTGATAATTGATATTCAATGGTTAAATCTTCGTTTGTTCCTTTTACGAAAGCTGGTGTAATTAAAAGGCGTGAGAATAATTGAGTTCCTGCGTGTAAAGTTAATTCTGTATAAGTTCCATTTGGCAAATCACCAGTTCCAATAAAAAAACTAAACAAAACTGAACTTGTGGAAATTGTTTTATCTGCAATAGAGGTTTTTTCAAATACTTCTGTTTCAATATCTGTATCTGAGTTTGTTGGTGGTGTTGTTCCTGTTCCAATTTTAAGAGAAGTTATTTGTAGAGAATAAGTATTATCACCACCTAAAAGTCTGGTTATTATATTTACACCTGTCCCTGTTCCAGCAACCACAAGATTATCAAACCAATCAGAAATAGAAATAACTTCACCAGTTAAAGAATTACTTTTAATAATTCTAGCTTTTCCTTTTATTCCTGTATTGTCTTTTACTCTTAATTTCATATTACTATTCTAACTTAAATAATATTATTGCCAAGTAGAAAAATTCCACTTTGAATTTGTTTGAGAATTTGGTTCATATTTATAATTACCATTTCCTGAAACTGTTATTGTTGCAGAGTCTTGAATTCTTATAGAATCTTCTACATTTATCAGAATATCAATCACCTCATTTTCATTTATTTCAATATTTTCTGTATCTTTTAAGATAAGGTTTTTTAGAATATCTATTAGGTCATATGTCTTTTGAGAAACCAAATCTACATCATATTCAAAACCATCTGCTGTTCTTTGGTTAATTCTTATAGAGTTAATAATATAATATTCATCAACTCCCATTAAAGTAGAATTAATCCTTAATCTTTGACCAACCTCTAAGCCAGAAGTGTAAGTTGTAAATGAAGCTTCTATTAAAGATTCACCATAACCCTCTACTTCAACTCTTGCTCTTTGTCTTGCTTCTTCCTTAGAGCTTATACTTTTATCAACGATAAGATATTCATAAATACCATCAGAACCACCCTCTACACTTAAAGTAGACGCTATGCTTGATGGTGAAGTATATTTAACAATAACTGGAAGTTTTGGTTTACCAGATATTCTTAAAACAGCACCCGTGCTAGGTTTATCTGCTTCTTTAAATCTTAATATTTTTTCATTAAAATTATATAGTGCGTCGTGGTTATTAGGGTCATTTAAATAATCAATTCCTGTATTTAAAACATTCCCAGTTAATGTTGCTTGAAAATCCGTGTAGCGATAAGGTAGATTAAATATAAAATCTGTTCCATTTGCTTCAATTTCTGACGTAAATGTGCTTCCGTCATATTCTCCACCTCTAACAATAATTACATTTCTTAATTGAGTATTATCTGTTCTTATTTTAAGAGAATCTAAAACATAAGAACCATTATCATCTTCTATTTCAAATGGAGCTGTTTCACTATTCTTTTCAAAAAAGTGTAAATCTTTATCATAATCTACATACCAATCATAATTTGTTTTCTTAGCCAATTCTTCAAGAACGGTTACTATTGGTTTGTAATTAAATCTAGCTGTTTTAATAGTTACAGGACAATTAACATTATTAATTGTTATATCGGCTGGGAAATAACTATTTTTAAGTGATGTAATTATTTCATTTACTGTTTGATTACTAAAACTATCTGGCACAAGCTTCCTGTCTAAAAGTCTTGAATAATCCTGACATTGGATAGAATGATTAACTATGTTTGCACTCATTGGGTTACTTTCAATAGAAGTTATCACGCCACCAAAAATCTTAGTAGCACCATCATAAACAATTACTTCCTGACCTACATTTGGCTTATAAGTATTTTCTTTTGTGCTAACAATAACAAAAGAGCAATTATTTCTTTTTTTAGAAATAGTCTTATTAATGTTTAGACTAAAAGCCTGAACATAACTTTTTTTCTCTATTCCATTTATTGTTAAGCTAATCATTATATTCTAAGTTCCTGTCTTAATGTTTCACCAAGTTTTCTTGATAAAGCTTGTATCATTGCATTATCTAAAAGCATTGGATTATTAATAACAATATTTAAGCCACCAGCACCTCCACCACGACCTAAGTTTTTAGGGTCTTGTGTTGCAATTAACCAATCATTCGGGTGTGTTGTTATAACATCTCCATTCGGGGAAATAATAGCGTCATTAACTGATTTAGACTTCTTACCTCCACCACCACCTCCACCAAATATACCTCCAATTCCAGAATTAACTATTCTACTTACCGTATTCCATATTTTTGTAAATGTATCAGCTATCCAATTTAATTTTTCCTTAACCTTATCAAACATTACAACAAACGCATTTGAGAATAGTGATATTAATTCCATAACAACAGCAATTACCCTAGAAACAATAGTAGCTATAACACCGAAAGCAGTAACAACAGCATAAAGAGCTACTAACAATGCACCACCTAGAATTTTAGCAAGTATTTCTAAATATGGTTGCAACGGAGCCATTGATTCTTTTAATCTTTCCCAAGCTGGTATAACAATAGTGTTAAAAGTTTCAACTAAATATTGCCATACTGTTTGAAAATAAGTTATTAAGCCAGTTTTTTCATTAAATCTATCCAACCAAGCATTTATTTCTTCACCTTTATTGTGTAACCAAGCAATAGCACCAGCAACAGCAAGAATACCGACAGTTACTAATCCAACAGGGCTTAAAAGAAAAGTAAAACCAGAAACTATTGCAGGTAAAATAAAACCAAGACCACCTATGGCAGTTACTAAACCTAAAAATATTGCTGTCATTTTAGTTATTTGCAAAACTAACTCTGGATTTTTTTCTATCCATAAAGTAATTTTATCTATTATTTGTGTAACCTTAGGAATAAAATCAGCACCGACACCTTTAAATACATTTCCAATAGATTCTTTTAATCTCTCAAAGGCAAACCTTAGTTTTAAAAGACCACCCTCTGCGGTTTGAGCCATTGATTCATTCATTCCAAGATAAGTAGAATTAAGAACTTTAACCAAAGCTTCTACTCTTTCTGCTTCTGTTCCATTTTCAATTAAAGCTTTTGTTGCGTCATCTAAAACGAAACCAGTTCTAGTTAATGCTCCGAAATTACCTTGCAACGCTTGTGCTAAACCATTTGTTGTTGCTTGTAAATCTTCCTTAGTCATATTCAAACCTTTTTCGGCAACTGTATAATCAAGAATTGATGGAATTAATTTTTGAATACTATCTCCTTGCAAATCAAACGAAGCTAATTGTCCTATACCTTGTCTAATAACATCAGCAGATACTACACCAACCCTTTCAAGAGCTTCTGCTTGTTTATTTAAAGAATCTATTTGCTCATCAGTAGTTTTACCAACAGTTTTAAGAATATGATTCATTCTTGATTGAACCAACTCTGCTTCATTTGCTTCTTTAACCATTCCTCTAATAGACAATGTTAAAGCAGTAATAGCACCTGTTCCCACAAGTGCCATTTTCTGAAAAGATGACTTAAAATTTTCTGTATTCTTTTTGAAGTTATTAAGAGAAGTCTGAACAGCTTTAATCTCACCCTCTGTTTTATTCTTTGCTTCTATTAAGATTTGAATATTAGGATTATTCATATTATTTTTATACTTTTATTCTTTGGCTATTCCTTTTTTGCTGTTTATATTCTTCATAAAGCATTTCATCTATTGCTTGAATAAACCAAATTGGTTGATTTATAAACTGATAGTAATCCCAACCCATTTCACGACAGATAACAACCATTCCTCGGTTATTTATTTTTTTTTTCTTAGTTCCGCTATCTCATTATAGATAAATTCTGTATCTTGTTCTGGGAGATTTAAAACTTTATTAAGTATATCTTCCTTATCCCCATTTAATGAAATAACAAACTTTTCCAACAACCTATGATTAACAGAATTAATAATTTCACTCTTAATTTTTACTTCTGGTTTTTGAGCAGAAATAGCACCAGAGTCAAGTGAGTCAAACATTGGACTATTAATATACTCTGCTTCCGCACCAGTAATCCAAGGTTTTAATTCTATCTTTGTTTTTGTTATTGGTGTTTCTACGACTTTATATTCCATATAAATTTAATTAATTAATAACTTGATGTTCCGTTGATTAACTTACAATCATTAATAGTATTTCCATTTGTAATATCGTGAAGTGCAATAAATGTAAATGATTGGCTTGCAATTTCATCATTTGGATAACTTGCTTCCCATTCTTCAAAGTCCACCTTTGATAAATCAAGAACAAATTTAGGGTGAGTAGAACCAACACCGATAGTTGCTTCTGTATTTTCTAATTGGATTCTTACAGCTTTATAAGTTCCATCTACCATTAAATCTCTGTAATTTCTGTTTTCATAATCAAGCTCAACTTCACCTGTGATTCTTAGGGCTTGGTTTTGGATATCTTCTGGCTCAACTGTTCCAAGATTATGGTCTAGTCTAAGATTTTTTTCAAAATTAAGAGTTAGTTTTTTAATTGGAATATGATTACCTGCATTTAAGTTTGCAACAGCAGTTTCTATTTTGAAAGTTAAATGTCTTCCTACGAATTTCTTTTCAAGAGTATATGAAGTTCCTGTTTCACTAGAACCAACTGATTTTTTAGCCATAAATGAAGCAGACACTTTAACAGTTTCCTCTGGCATAATTTCAATAGATAGACTTTGTAGCATAGCCAACTTAAACATATAAGTTGAAATAGAGCCGTCTATACAAGTAATTGCCATTGATGGGTGTTGATTTACATCATCAATAGAGAAAGTGTGAGTATACGCTGAATCTGTTGGACCAGAACTTGAAACATCACCAAGTAAAGCTTTTAGGAATACCCCAAAAGATTCTGAAAACAAATCAAATTCAATATCACCCTCCGCCCATTTCTTTACATTAATAGCGTCAGGACCCTCTGAATTAATAACCCCATAAGAGAGCGGACTTCTTGCTTTAATAACCTTATCCTCAACCGAAAAGCTCGCATTTGGAAGCATAAAATCTGGTGCTTCACCACCACCTCTTGAAGACTCTAATGCTATCCCTACTTTTTTTAATCTACCTATTATTTTTGCCATATGTTTATAATTTAACTTATAATATTTACATCTACATCATAATCAACTGATAATTCTATTTCTGCGACCCTGTATTCATTTTCCCTACCTACATATCCCCACCTACTTGGAGTTGCTCTCATATAAAGATAGGAATAACCATCATTTACTACTAATCCAGTTAATCTGTGGTTTTTATCAAAGTCATCTATTACAGAATCTACTAATTCTCTCATAGCCTTTTCGGTTGTGTTTTCGTTACTTTCACCAGACAGTCTTTTCACAAATAATCTTATCACGAACACATACCTACGTCTATTCTCAGTTGTTGAGTGATAAGCATTTTCGTTAGAACTCGGAGTTAATGTTGCAATAGGCGTTCCCTCTAATTCCGAAGCTTCAAAGTCATATACCTTTGTTAAGTATGTATTTGCTTCTAGGATTGATTTAATTATTGCATTTGTTTTTTCCCACATATTATTTTAAAGCGTTAGATATCTCCTCCACATAATAATCCTTTATATCAACCGAAGAAGCCCTTACGGCGTCAGTTAAGAATGGTCTGCCTTTCATAAATCTTGTTCCATCGTGAACAAATCTAGCATATTCTGTATATGCACCAATAATTACACCACCACCTCCAACCGACATACTTGGTGAAATAGTATTCCTTAATCTACCAGTATCAACAGGTGCAATTAATTTTGATTCCCTTTCAACCCTTAAACCTGATTTAATATTAGCCCTACGAATAGCACTTTGAATTTCTGATGGCAAAGCTTTAAAATAAGCATCTGCCCTACTTGTATCTATTGTAATATCATATTCAATCATTTTAATTTATCTCTGTTACTATAATACTATTAAAATCCATAGAACCAAAGACTCTCCGTGTTACTCCACCATTTACAACCTTATATCTTTTTCCAGTTTCCACATCTTGCAATCTGTCACCCTCTCTTATGTCTTCTGAATAATCAGTAAATAACTGATATGATTTACCCATAACACCACCATAAAGAGTTGTTTTTTCCCCACTTAAAGGCAATAGAGAACCTTGTAATCCTGTAACTGTTGAAAATCCTTGTTTATAACCACCCAGAGAAACAAGTGTAGATAAGATTAGTTTATTCGTTTGTAAATTAACTAATGTTGTCATAATTAAATATTATAGTCTCTCCATAAATCAAGAATTTGATAAACACCCAACGCTTCCGCTTCTTCTTCTATCTGCTCATAAGTAAATTCTATATCTTGAACTTTCTTTTTAGACACCTTTCCACCATCAATAGCTTTTTCTAATATCTTAGCAACAAGTTTTGAAGCAACTAATTCTATTTCCTGTGGACAGGTTGCTGTTGCACCAAAATCGGCAGTTACTTCTACCATAGAATCAGAATCAAAATTACCAGTTCTTCTTATAATTCTATTTTGTTCCGTATCATTATATGGATAAGCATAGTAATCAGAAGTAGATAATGTTTCTATTGTTGCATTATCGCTTATATTTTTAACCACAATAGAATCAATAGAACCTTTAATAAAGCTATCAATCAATAAATCGTTTGTTTTATTTTCAACTGGGTAATACCTAGTTTCACTTACAGCAATAAATTTTTTACCTGTATATCTATCAATCCAATTTGAAACAGCAGTGATGTAAGCTGTTATTTGTGTATTTAATTCTGAACCAATATCAGAACCAAGATATAGTTGAACTTTTGTTTTATCTGTATACATAATTAAAATATTTTACGATTAAATAATCCTCTTTTCTTTGTAGATAAATCAGTTTTTCTACTGAATAATCCTGTTTTCTTTTTGAATAATCTCTCATAAACTGGTGCTTCTGGTGTAAGACAAATATCTCCGAACTTACTTGTTCCAAATTGTGCTTCTCCAAATTTTGCAGGTATGCAAGACATATTTAATCTAAATTATTAATATCAATAAACCCATTATCTATATTCTGTATGTATTCTAGTATTTCACTATGGCTATATGGAGTTCCAAGTTCTACACCTCTAACAACAGTTCCAACATCATATTTAAGAATAACTTGTGTTCCATCTACGGATTTTCTAGCTGTTTCTAAATCGTTATGTGAAGTTTCTACATAGTCGTTTGTAATAGAATTAATAGGGAGGATATAATAAACATCTCTTTCTGGATTATCTATTATTTCTTCATATTTCACATTAGTTACAGGGTCAATATCTGCAGGATTATAAACACCAGCCATAATACCAAGACCTACAATTAATCCTCCTATTTCTTTTTTAAGACTATAATTCATTTTATCTTGTAAAAAACTCTAATTTTGTTTCTATTCTTGCCTGACTTTCTCTTATGGCTTGAATAGATTGTGCTGATAACTGTTGTTGTATTTCTATTTTATCTAACCTTGATTCTGTGTTGCTTATTTTAGTAAGCATAGTTCCCCAAGTTACTGCTAGACCAAGAAAAAACACAATAATAACCCAGTATCCTTTTATGTTATTTATTATATTTGTATCTTTTACTTCACTCATATATTTACGACCTATTAATAATAATTAGTGCTAGCTATGTCTGCATTTTCCATATTTTCACTTGTTAAATTGTTTCCACCAGTCATATCAAACATTGTTGTTATTGTATTATTTTCTGCATCACCCATTTCCCAATAAGAACGCACTGAAGAACAATTTATAATACGACAAGGGTTTACTGGCGAACCTCCGTTATATAAAGCAGAAGCTTGTGAAGCAGATAATTGTTCGCTTGTAATACCACAATTATCAAGTCTTCCGTCGATAGAAACAGGAGCCCAAGCGTTTTGTCTAAATGTATTACCCAAAGCCCAACGTGGAGTTCCTAAAAATGGATAATCAGAAAACCAGCGACCAGAGTTACCAGAACCACCACCCAAACGGACGGTTAGAGTTTCTGCTGTTCCATTAAGATATATAGTCCAAGAAGAACCATTTGAAACATAAACCACGTTATATAGTGTTCCAGTTACAAGGTCTGTTGAGCCAATTACTTCGTGTCCTGTTCCTGAAACATAGGTCAAAATTGATATTCTTTTCTTATCTGTTGGGAAAATAGAATCATCACGCCTAACACCAAAGTTTAATTGGTTTTGTGCTACGTTATTATCACCCATACCAGCTACGTTAATAAATCCATTATTTGCAAGTGTTAAGGAATCAAAAGTAAAGTAACAAAAGAAAGAACCCGTGTTATCAGAAGTAAATCCAGTCGGATTATCTTTATACATTTTCTCATCTACACCATCAAACTCTGTCCAATACCAAGAGTTATTTACTATGTTTGAATTATCTACAATAGGCGAAGCAAACACAGGTAACCACAACCCAAAAGAAAGGATTGTGATTACTGGTATTAATAGAATTGTTTTAATTAACTTTTTCATATTATGGAAGTCTAGCTACTACTCTAAAACTTAAACCTTTTGTTCCTGTTCCTGTTACGTCAATATCACCACAGATTAAATCACCAGTTGCAAGGTCGTCATTTGCTGTGTTTATTACAGGAGCTGTTGTTGCGTCTTTTGAATCGTATTCGTTAGCGTCAATAGTGATTCTAGTTGAAAGCACATCTACGAAAGAGTGAGCAGAAGTCGCAGAAGATTGTCGCCCTCTTGCAATTTGTATTGTTGGAGTTCCAGAAGTTGAAGTTGTATATACATTAGCACCAACCTCTACGATATTCATTCCATTCATTGTGCTAGGAATTGTTACACAAGCTTTTCTATCTCCTGTTGTAACTGTATAGCTTCTTTCTAAGACGTTTACTATAAGTTCCTTAGAACCTGCGTATGAACCAGCAAGAGCGTCTGGGGTTACCGCCAAAGACGTAGAAGTTCCTGTGTTTACTTCTGAATCAATAGCAAGCTCTACCTTTCCTGCTGTTGTAGTAGAAGCAGAAACTACTGATATAGCACCAGAAGAAACAGTTAAGTCTGAACCTGTGTCAGAAGAAAGTGTTTTAGAAGCACCCAATACTGCCACTTTGTTAGCTGTTAAAGCGTCAAAGTTGTGTGAACCATACCACGTTACGTTTGCTGTGTTTCCTGAACCAAGCTGTCCAATATCTGTTCCGCTAGAAGCTTCAAGCAAGAATCCACCTGAACCATTTGCTCGAATATCTGGCACGTTTATTCTAGTTGTAAATGTTGGAGTATCTGAATATACAACCTTATCTGTTCCTGTTTCGTCAAATAAAACAGAAGCAAGCTCGGCAGAAGTTGTCGAAGCAAAAGCAGATAGTTTGTTGCCAAGTTCTGCAAGTGTTCCGTTTGTGTCTTGAAGTAATTTTATTCGAGTTGTTCCAGTTGTAATATCCCCTAAATCAAAATAAGCTTTTTTAGTTGTATCATCTTTATTTACAAACAAAAAGTTTGCATCTAGTGATTCTAATGCACCAGAATTTAAAGTTATATTATTTGTTGATGTAACTTCTACACCTGAGGGGTCCCAAATAACCATTTCGTTTGGCATACCTAAACCAGTTACAGGAGTGCTTCCATTTAAAGTTGATATTGCTATATTATTTACACTTAAAGTTGTGCTAGGTTGGTCGTAATTAAAAGACGGGTCTGAATAAAATCCTCCAATACCATTAGCGTATTGAACATATCCCTCAGAACCGTCAGAAGCAGAAGTTGAAGCTAGTGTGCTTGCTGAAAAACTTAATCCAGTTCCAACAGTTATTTCTGTTATATCTCCTGATGACCCTGTTCTACCTAAAAGTTTATCAGCACCTATGTTTTGCATTTTAGCAAAAGTAATAGCGTCATTTGCCACAGTTAAAGAACCAGAGTTATTTATGGTTGCGTCGCCTGACATAGCTACACCAGTTGCTACATTTGAAGCATTACCAACAAACAGTCTTCCTGAAAGTAAAGAAGTTCCAAGCTTACCATCAAGTGCTGTTTGCAGGTCTGTTTGGTCAGATAATGTTCCAGTTATAGAACCCCAAGTTCCACCACCTCCACAAGTATCCCATTCTGGTAATCCTGAACCATTCACCTTTAAACACTCCCCAGAAGCTCCTATACCGAGTTTAGAGAGGAGTTTAGTGCCAGAAGCATAGATTATATCACCTGTGCTATAAGTCTGCGGTATAACGACTGTTTGAGCATTAGCTTTATTTACAAGAATTGCAGGTAAAACAAAAATAGAAACAAAGGCAGATATTATTATTAAAACCTTTATAAATTTTTCTTGGTATTTTTTCATATTAAAGTTCTTTTATATAATCTACTAATATTGTTGAACCATCAGGAGGAATAGTTACCATAGTTATTGTTTTATTTCCTGTTCCACCCAAAGTATAATCAACCCCTCTTTTCATTCTTAAACCAGCAACATAAAGTTTAACAGAAGCAACTATTGGATTAAACGCCAAAGTAAAAGTATCATTTATTCCATTTACTGTTCCTGTTGGAGTTTCTTCGTGGGCAATATTTTCTAAGTATCTAACCCTATAATCTAGCGAACTTGTATCTTCTGAGTTGTTCTTTCCTATCTTTTCTTCTATTTTATTAGCCCAGTCAGATTCAATGACTTCTCCATCTTGCCAAGTATTTAAATCTGTTGGAAATTGATTTGCCATAATAATTTATTTTAATTCTCTATAAGAGAGGGTTATTAACCAACCCTCCCCTAAGAAAACTAAACTAGACCAGTAAGTTTTCGTGTAGCTTGTGGGAAGACAACCTTACCACCAACTCTGTGAATAACTCTAACTGCTGTTTGTCCCTTAGTGAATGCTTCTGTTGTATCTTGTGAAAGTTTAACAGACATTCTTTTTCTATCTCCAAGGAAGTAAGTTTTCTTCATATCCCCGAAGTAGATTTGATTAGCAGGAACTTTGACAGATATAACCACAGTTTTACCTTTGATTCTTTCTGGTGTTGCTTCTGAAAGTGCAGGTTGTAGCAACATTCTTCCCTCTGAATCTTTAACATTTTCTAGGTTCGCCATAGTTGCGTCAGACATATACCACTTTGCATTAGCTCGGTATTTTGCTGGCAAGCTTCTGTAAAGTTTGTTTAGGTCATTAACAATATTTCCTGACCCTGTTCCAACCGAAGTAATACCAGCACCTGCGTCAGATAGACCTTGTGGTCTTGTTGTTCCGTTTCCTGTCCAGATAGCTGTTTCTTCTTCATCAGCAATAGCTTCCGCAAATTGTTCGATGATTAGATTTACCACGTTTGTGATATCTGAATCTTCAATCAATTCATCAGTTGCGTAAAGTATAGAAGCAAGCTTGAATACTTTAAGTTCCTGTTGTGAGAACATTGCAGTTGTTGTAGAGATTGTAGCCTTTTCTGCTGTCCAACTTGTTTTTGGTCCTGAAACAAGTGATGTAATATCCATTTTATCTCTACGCATATTAATGATACGAACTTCATTTCTCATAACATTAATATTTGGCAATTCCTTAATGATTTCTGTCATAAATTCATTAGGGAATAGGTAACCTCCGTCTGCGTCTGTTCCCTCTGATAGTGCTTTAAGAGCAATCTTGTTATCAGTTACAAGAGAGTGGTAGAAAGCCACAATCTTTTCTTCTGATGTAAGCTCTTTGCTATCAAAAGATTTTCCACCTAGGATTGTTTTAAGTTTAGAATCAGTTTCAAAAAGCTTATCTACTTTTTCATTTAGCTTTTGAACTTCTGAATTATCCTTATTACCACCTAGATTTAGATTCTTCAAGATAGCAGAAGCAATATCACTTGCTTGCTTATTGATTTCCTCTTTTTCCTCCTCTGAGAAGTCCTCAGCAGGTGTAGTTTCTGCTGGTGCCCCCTCTGTTTCCACTTCCTCTAAAACTTCCTTACCCTCTACATCTTTAACAAGGTAAGTCTTGTTTCCAATTTTTCTAATCTTCATAATTGATTAATAATTAACTTATAATTTGTTTAGCTGTTGAAGTTTTCTATTAACTTGTTGAGCTACCGACTTTAACATAAGTTTGGTTAATAAACCTTTTCTTAAAGCCTTATTTTTCTGCGACATCTCTGTGAGTGTCTGAACGTGTTTCTCACATTGTTCTTCTAAATCTTTTATTTTACTTTTCAAAGAATCATTTTCTGTCTGTAATTCATTATTCTTTTGTTCTAGTATAGCAATCTTTTCCACTTCTTCCACATCTTTTTCCACATTTGTTAAGTATTTTGTAATCTCTACTTCTTTTTCCACTTCTTCTGTTTCAAAAGCTTTCTTTATTCTAGCATTTGGATTAGCACCAACAGTTACCCAAGAAGTTTCTATAAGCTCTAATGTGGGTCTATCCCCATCATTCTGTGCTGGTTTATATATAGCTCCAACAGATACAGTATTTAAATATCCCTCTTTAACCATTTCTGATACAGCCTTAGATAGTTCTGTAATCTCGTGGAAGTCAGCGTCTAAAAGGAGTTCGCCATCTTGTATTCTAGGGTTACGCCAAGCACCTACAATTTTCTCTACTCTATGGTCGTGGTCAATTAACATTCTTGGAGCTTTCTTAAACTCAGTTAAATCCCAGTCAGATATCTTTAAAACCTCTCCGTGTCTATCCAAAGTTTCATCAGAAGCAACAACGGTAATTCCATTATCCCTTTTTTCTATTTTTGCGACTATTTCAAACTTTTTATTTATCTTCATAATGTTTTTATTAATTTATAATACTGGTATTAATGTGCAACGACAATTCGTATGTAATGGTGGGTGGTCTATATCTTCATAACTGAATTCTAACCTACTTCCATCTATTCCAATCATAGCGTCACCCTTTTTATACCAAGACTTACCAAGTGATATTGTTTTCCTATTCATAGCCATACAGTGAGGACAAGTTCTTTCATCTATCGCAGTAAGCCATTCTTTCTTTTCCACCACTTCTGATTCAATATAAGCCTGTTCTGTCGCAAAGTTTGTAGCGTGTGTTGTTTCCGTTCTAGCGATTCTTTCTGCCCTATAATCAGACATCTCTTTAAACAAATCAGTTATCTTATTCCTTATCTTTACTATTGATAACCCCTCTACCAATGATTCATTTATAATATCTGCAAGTTTATTGTTTGTAGTTATTATTGTTTCCTCACCAATTCTTAAAGCACGAGCAATAACATAAGCTCTAACAATATCGGTATATCTAGTTAATTTTTCCTTATTAGTAAACTTAAATATCTTATTTTCTTTACCAAGCAATCTTAATGCTAATTGTGCCTGTTCTACAATTAAAGAACCATATGTAGGTAAGAATTTATCTACATACTCATCTTGTTGTTTATCTACATTCAAAAGTAGTTTATTAATAGAAACATTATCTCCCATCATATCTAAACTATCCAAAACAATCTTCTTTTGTTTATTAAAAAGAGATTTCATTTTCTTGTTTAAGATAGGATAGTATTTATCCATTACAGTATGCTGTTGTGCTTGAAAACCTAACCAATCTTTCTCTGTATAGTTTTTAACACTAGATAATTCTTTTGCTTTTTCTTTCCATTGGTTCTTTTGTTTCTTGGTAAATGATTTCATTACAATAGGTTGAACCAACTCTCTAACCTTTGTTTTTAATACCTCATTTACAATCTTATTTACTGTTGTTTGTTTTTTATTGTTATGTAAAGCTCTCTTAGCTTTGTAATAAGAAGCTGTATTGTTTACTGATACACTTTCGTTAGCGAAAGAATCTCCCTCTGTTTCTAGTGGGTCAAAACCAATAACCTCTCTGGCTTCATTCTTTGTTATTAAGCCAGCAGTAAAAGCCTGATTAGCTATATTTAAATTAAGTTCTTTATTCTTAGGAACAGGGTCATCAAAGTCTAAGAAGTATGTAGCGTCTAACCCAAACATAGGTATTAGGAACTCTGATAGTTGCTCAAACACTCTTTTAAGTTTAGGTAATATAACTCTTTTACCAAAAACATATTCACCTGCTTCTGCATTGGCTCTATTAACATCTTTTGTTAAACCAAGGATTGATGGAGGAACACGAAAAGAAGCAAGAATCTTATCTCGTGAGAATTCTTGCTGTTGTGCATATTGCATTTCATTATGGGTTGAGGTTGATTTCTCTACCTTTAATCCATTAGTAAGAATAAGTGTTTTATGTTGGTTTCTATAACCCTCATATTTATCCCTTATGTTCTTTTGTAGTTTCTCTATAATACTCGCCGTTGGAGCCTTGTCAGTAGAAAGGATTAGGCTAGGTTGTGCTGAATTTTTAAAGAAGTCTTTATTAAATTGTTCTGAAAGAATATCCAACTCGTGAGTGCTTAATATAGCTTCTACTGTTCCCCTACCCCTAAACTGGTCTGATGGGTTAGGATTTCTAAGGAAAACAAGCTCGTCTTTTTCAATTCTTATTTCTTTAAATGAGTTTCCATCTGACACCCTGTAAAGATAATGGCTAACCATATCTTCATTTTTATCTTCATTAAAAGCTGGAACAACAGTTAGGTTATGTGATTCAAGTAGAAGTATCTTTGTCGGTTTACCTGATTCTGTTTTAGTAATATACCAAGGAGCTTCACCTGTTAATTCCAAATGTGCTTGTGTAAGTTTCAATAGGTCAAATTTTGTAAATACATCATTTGCTTTATATATAAAGTCTAGGATTGGGTGGCTTTTAATAATCTCGACTTCACCATTATTATTAAGTTTTTTAAGATAAACTTCTGTTTGAGCTACATCATCAGAAATAGCGTCTACACAGGCGTAAACCCAACTTATATTCATTTTAAGTAGGTTTTTAGAATTACTTTTAGTTCTATAAGCACCATATGATTCAAGACCTCCTATATAAGCATTTAATCCATCTTCTAAATCCCTAGCAAAGTTATCATCAAAATAGCCTTTTTGTTTTAATTCTGCGACAGTATCTTCAACTCCTTTTATTATTTCCATATTATACTACATAAATGCTAATTTCTTCGTTTATAATGAAATTCATTGTTAAGCATATACTCCAAAAACTATCTGCGTGCCCTTGTTTCGTGGTTGGTGCTTTTAGGTCGGAATTTACGATACATATCTGGTTTAACATTCTGTCTGCATTAATTAATTCAATTTTACCGTCTGTAATCATTTTGTCAAACTGTGTTGCCATTGCACTTTTCTTTTTTAGTGAAAAGATTATTGGTTGGAATTCCCCTCTCAATGTTCCTGCTTCTGTCATCATATCTAATTCGCCTCTTGTTGCGTCATAGTAAACCCTATCTATACCAAATACATCTATGGCAGTTTCTATAAACTCCATTTGTTTTAGATAGTCTTCGTGGTCAAACCATTTTTCTAATCTCTGAATATATTTACCATCTACAAACTCAAAGATTGTGAAGTGTGCAGGGTGGTTTTTCTTTCCTAAATCCCAACCGCCAACAACGTCATAAATCTTCTCTGGTCTTTCTTGTTGCCATTTACCAAAATTATAGTTTTTTAAATCAGGATTAACAACTGTTAATAACCTTTCCATTTTAATAAAGGCGTTCTCTGCATAAACAGGTCTGCATAAATACTCTTGATTATATACCCTTTCCCCTCTTTCCCTTTTCTTTGACATTAACTCCTCCCAAGTAAGCCACTCTGGCCAAAGGGGTAATTTCTTTATAGGGTCTTTTTCCGCAGGGTCTATCCTAACAGAAAACCTATGTGTAAAATCTTTATCAAAATAAAAGTCTTGGTCTGTCTGTGCTGTTCCCGCTATATGCAATTCTTCCTGATACATATCAAGAATTTGTTTCTTCATCACATCGTTAATAACAATAATCTTATTTGGCTCTAATACATTCTGTGGGTCTTGGAATGGGTCATCAATGTAAATATCCATAGAGTGAATACCTCGTTTGAATTCAAGCAATCCTCTTGGTGTAACCGATATTTCAACCCTCCTCTTTTCATACTCTCTTTCATTTTGCCAAGTATATCGAATAGCACCGAGAGCGTTTTTAGTTAAGTCTGTTATACCTCTAAAATATG